CGCGTGGTTCTGACCTCGCCTTCCGCCGCCCTGACCATCGGCAGCGCCCAGGCCAGCTGGTGCACCGCCATCACCCTGATCAACGGGGGTGTCGATGAATAGCCTGCTGCCCCCGAACGCCAGCCCGCAGGAGGCCGCCATCGAGGCCGCGACCGCGCGGATCGCCGATGTGCCGGTGCCGAACGCCAGCCTGTGGACCCCCGCCACCTGCCCCGCCGCGCTGCTGCCCTGGCTGGCCTGGGCGCTGTCGGTGGACGAATGGGACGGCACCTGGCCGGAGGCGCGCCAGCGCGCGGTCATCGCCGCCTCGGTGGGCGTGCACCGCAGGAAAGGCACGCGGGGGGCGGTGGTCGCGGCGCTGGCCGCCGCCGGGTACGGCGATGCCACGGTGGTGGAGCGGTTCGGGCGCGACCTTTATGACGGCGCGCGCCAGCACAACGGCACCATCGACCATGCCCCGGCGGATCACTGGGCCGAATACCGGGTGACGCTGACGCGGCCCATCAGCAACGCGCAGGCCGACCGGGTGCGCAGCATCCTGGCTGCGGTCGCGCCGCTGCGGTCGCGGCTGAAGCTGCTGAGCTATCAGGCGGTGGCAAACCTTTACGACGCCGGTATCCGGCACGACGGCACATTCAACCATGGGGCGGCCTGATGGCAAACCTGACGGAAAACCCGGCCAGCTGGGAAAGCGGCGTCTACCAGATTGAAACCACCGATCCGGTGCTGGGCGGCGTGCCGAACGTCGGCACGGGCGCGGGCATGTCGAATATCCCGCACGTGCAACTGGCCAACCGCACGGCCTTCCTGAAAAAGGTGATCGACGATGCGGGGCTGGGCGCGGCGGCGGTGCCGCTGGTGACGCTGAACGCGGCGGCGGCGCGCCTGACGGGCAGCTACCGCTTTGCCAGCACCGATGCGAACACGCCCGCATCCGGCGTGGCAGGCACGCTGGAGGTGATTGCGGCCAGCGCCAATGCGGTGAACCAGGTGGCGATGGACAGCGCCAGCACCCGGATGTGGACGCGCTTTTGGAACGGCACGGTCTGGTCGGCCTGGTCGGAGATCTGGCGCACGACCGGAGTGGCGGAAAGTTTGAACAATCCCGGCTATCAGCGGCTGCCCAGCGGAATGATCTTGCAATGGGGTCAAAACAGCATCGCTGCCAATTCGAATCAGACAATCACGTTTCCCGTCGCGTTCCCATTCTTCTGTTTTTCGGTGGTGGCGACGCTCACCAACACCACCGCGGACCTCACAGCGCAGTTCACGCCGCAGGTCAGGGGTCTGACAGCGACAAGTGTAGTACTCCGAAATATCGGAGCGACGAACCAAGATTTCCTATGGCAAGCGGTGGGGCGTTAGAAAATGCAGGTATGGTATTCCGCCCTTGAACGAGGGTTCTACAGCACTGAAATCCACGGGATCGCTATCCCTGGGGATGCGGTAGGGATCACAGAAGCTGAGCATCGCGCGCTGCTGGAGGCCCAGGCCGAGGGCGCACAGATCGTGCCCGGCGAGGGCGGCGTGCCGACCCTGCTGTGGCCCACCCCGCCGACGCCGGAAGAGGTGCTGGAGGCCTGGCGCGCCCGCACCGTGGTCAGCGCCTTTCAGGCCAAGGCGGCGCTTTACAACCGGGGCAAGCTAAACGACGCCGAAGCGGCGGCGCTGGCCGCCGGCGGCCTGATCCTGCTGGCCTGGCAGACCGCCACCGAATATCCCCGCCTGTCGCCCGCCATCGTCGCGCTGGCCCCCACCATCGGCATCACCGACCCGGAAGACATTGATGATCTCTTCCGCGAAGCGGCCGTGATTTCCGCCTGACCCGAAAAGGACCACCCCATGCCTGACCAGTTTCTCCACGGGATCGAAGTCGTCCAGATCGACGACGGCATCCGCCCGATCCAGACCGTCAAATCCAGCATCATCGGCTTGGTCGGCACCGCGCCTTTGGCCAGTGCCGATACCAAGGCCACGCTGGACCAGGGCATCAGCCCCGCCGCGCTGCTGTTCACCGCGAAATCCGTGGGTGTCCTGGGCAATGCCATCACCGTGCATCTGCGCAACCCCGGCACGGCAAACGCCACGCTGGGCGTAGTGGTGACCGGCACCGCGATTGTGGTCAACCTGGCCACCAGCGCCTCGTCGGTGCCGACATCGACCCTGACGCAGATCATCGCGGCCATCGCGGCCAGCGCCCCCGCCAATGCGCTGATCAGTGCCGCCGTCGCCACCGGCAGCAGCGGCAGCAGCGTGGCCGCAGCCACCGCCAACCCCGTGGCCCTGACCGGCGGGCTGGATGAACCCTTCCCGCTCAACACCCCTGTCCTGGTCACGGGGCCGCGCGCCGCCGCCGCCCTTGGCCTGAGCGGCACGCTGAAGGCGGCTTACGATGCGATCTATGCCCAGGGTGTCAGCACCGCCGTGGTGGTGCGTGTGGCCGAGGGCGCGAACGCCGCCGCCACGCTGACCAATGTGCTGGGCGATGCCACGGCGCAAACCGGGGTTTACGCCCTGATGACCGCCCGCAACGTCACGGGTCAGGTGCCGAGAATTCTCGCCGCGCCCGGCTTCACCTCCACCCCCGCCGCCAGCCCGGCCTCGCCGGTGACGCTGGCGCTGATCACGGTGGCCACCCGCCTGCGCGGCGTGGTGATTGCCGACGGGCCGGACACCACCGAGGCCGATGCGCTGACCGACCGCGCCAAGTTCGGCTCCGACCGCCTTTACATCGTCGATCCGGGTGTGAAGGTGTTCGACAGCGCGACGCAGGGCTTCGTCATCCGCCCGGCCTCGGCTTACGTCGCGGGCATCCTGTCTTACATGGATGCGACCAAGGGCTTCTGGTGGTCGCCGTCGAACCAGATTGTGCAGGGCATCAGCGGCACCGCCCGCCCGGTCAGCTTCGCGATCAGCTCGACCGAGACCGAAGCCAACCGCCTGAACGAGCAGGAGGTGGCCACCATCATCCGCCAGGACGGCTTCCGCCTGTGGGGCAACCGCACCACGGCCTCTGATCCGCTCTGGGCCTTCCTGCCGGTGCGGCGCACCGCCGACATGGTCTATGAGAGCATGGAAGAGGCGCTGCTCTGGGCGATGGACCGGCCCTTTTCCGAGCAGCTGCTGCTGGATATCCGCGACACGGTGCAGGAATACCTGAACACCCTGACCCGGCGCGGCGCGATCCTGGGCGGCAAGGTCTGGATCGACCCCGAGCTCAACAGCGCCACCGAGCTGATGGCGGGCAAGCTGTACATCGACTTCGACATCGAGCCGCCCGCACCGCTGGAACACCTGACGTTCCGCGCCCACCGCGAGGGGGACTACTACACCGAACTCGTGCAAACCGTCGCCACGGCGCAATAAGGAGGCCCCCTGATGGCACTGCCGCGCAAGATCAAGAACTTCAACGCCTTCGTCGACGGGGTGTCGTACTTCGGCATCGCGACCGAGGCGAAGCTGCCGCAGGTCAAGGTGATGACCGAAGCCCACCGCGGGGCGGGCATGGACGGCCCCGTCGGCATCGACATGGGGGTCGAGGCCATGACGGCCGAGATCACCTTTTCGGAATGGTCGCCCACCCTGTTGAAAAAGCCCGGCCTGCAGCAGCGCTTCGTGCTGCGCCCGGCAGCGGCGGGCGAGGTGGGCGACGGGGCCGACACGATCATCGCCACCGTCGGCGGGCTGATCACCGCCGCCGAGACCGGCGATCTGAAGCCCGGCACCGACACGGCGCTGAAGCTGATGATGGATGTCCGCTACTACCGGCTGGAGATCAACGGCGAGCAGATCGTCGAGATCGATCTGGTCAACGGCAAGCGCGTGATCGGCGGGGTCGACCAGCTGGCCGACATCCGCCGCGCGATGGGTCTTTAAGGGGGGGTTAAACCATGACGAAAGTAAAGCTGACCACCCCCGTTTCCCGCAAGGGCGCTGATCCGGTGGCCGAGGTGACGGTGGCCAAACCCACCGTCGGCACGCTGCGCGGGCTGAAGCTGACCGATGTGTTGCAGATGGATGTGCGGGCGATGGAGCGGCTCTTGCCGCGCATCACCCAGCCCGCCCTGCTGGGCGAGGATGTGGCGGGGCTGGACCCGGCCGACTTTCTGGCGCTGGCAGGCGCGGTCGTGGGTTTTTTCGCGACGGCGGACCAGATGGCGGCACTGGACCCGGATCGCCCGTAGATCTGCCGCATGAGGATGTCGAGGAGACGATGGCGGACCTTGCCCTTGTCTTTCACTGGACCCCCCGGGACATGGACCCGATGACACCCGGGGAACTGGCGCGCTGGTGGGAAAAGGCCCGCGCCCGTCACGAGGAACCCGATGGCTGATCTGAACATCGCCCTGATCCTGCGCCTGGTGGACCGGGCCACCGCACCGGCGCGGGCGGCGATGCGCAACCTGGAACGGCTGGGCGGCGACAGCCTGGCGCGCCAGGCCGAGCGGGGGTCGCGCGGCACCCGGCTGATGACGGCGGGGCTGAACGACGTGGGCAATGCCGCGCTGCGCGGCGGCACGGTGGTGGCGGCCTATGGCGCGGGCATGACGGCGCTGGCGGCAAGCTTTGTCCGCCCGGCGGCGCAGTTCGAACAGTTCAACGTGCAGCTGACCACCCTGGAAGGATCATCGGCCAAGGCCGAACAGGCGATGGCCTGGATCGGGCAGTTCGCCACCACAACGACGCTGAGCTTCGAGGAAACCGTGCAGGCCTATGCCCGGCTGAAGGCCTTTGGCCTGGACCCGACCACGGGGTCGCTGCAGGCGATGGTCGATACCATGGCGGCGACGGGCGGCGGGGCCGAAAAGCTGGACGGGCTGACGCTGGCCCTGGGGCAGGCCTGGACCAAGGGCAAGCTGCAGGGCGAAGAGGCCATGCAGATGCTGGAACGCGGCGTGCCGGTGTGGGACCTGCTGGCAGAAGCGATGGGCAAGAGTGCGGCGGAAGTGCAGAAGCTGTCCGAACAGGGCAGGCTGGGGCGCGAGGAAATCACCCTGCTGATGGAGGCGCTGGGGAATCGGTACGATGGCGCGTCCGAGCGGGCAATGGCGAGCTGGGACGGCATGATGTCGAACCTTGGCGACCAGTGGACGCGGTTCCAGCTGATGGTGATGGACGCGGGCCTGTTCGACTGGATGAAGGGCGAACTGAACGGTTTGCTGGATACCTTGGACCAGATGGCCGCAGATGGCACGTTGCAGATATGGGCAACGGATCTGGGCAACAACATTCTCGCGGTTCTTAAAGGCATCAAGTGGCTTGGCACCGGGATTTACGAGACGTGGCGGGATCAGGTGTATCCGTTCCTTGAAGGTGCTTCGATCTTGCTTGGCGGCTGGGACGTTCTGGGCTGGATCGCGCTGGGTCTGGTGTTTTCCAGGACGCTCTTTGGCATCCATCGCGGCATCCTGATGATCGCGCGCGGTCTGGCGC